ACAGCGACCTGGTTAAGGTCGGTAAAAGTGCCCCCAGAATTGACACTAGTGGCAATGGTACCAATAAAGGTACCCGACAACCCCCGAAAGGGGTCGGGATAGCGAATGCCAGCCGCCTCTTCATCCCATGGATCGACATAAGCCGACACCAAGGGTGGAAGATACTGGCCAAACCCATCCCCACCCCGACGGCGCCGGTTGCGTCGGCCAACAAAACCGCGAGAAACCACCATGCCGTCACGGAAACCAGAGATGGTACTCGTCCCCGCAAGGTTCATCGTCGGCCGAAACATCCCACCTGACTGATACTTCTCCCCTATGCGATTGTCCACACGCTGAACACTTCCCGGCAATTTGGTACCGCGTCTCCGAGACTGGGACCTGCTCCGGCCCCGCTGGGGGGTCTGAGCCACCACCACTCTCTTTGACCGACTCCTTCGATTCCGGGACATTACTCATGAATTAAATATTTACAGCTTATGAGGTTGTATTGGATCCCCGACCTCAACGGAGACTGTTCATCACCAGGTACCATAAGGCGGACGCCGTGCAGTCGTTCGGCATTCTGGATAGCACGTAATTATTTACACCTAAGGAAACGTTTTGGGTCCTTTAAACCTGGCAACCCAATGCAGTACGATGCTAGCGCTACAGCGGCATGGCCCTCTGGTAAGACACCTCACGAAGAAGCCCGTCCCCCAAGACCACGCTGCGGTAGAAATCCTCCAAAACCACCTGCTCATCAGGGGTAACCCCAAAGGCCCAGTAAAAACTCGCACGCACCAACGGCGAAATTGGTCCGTACTGTCGCACCATGCCCTTGGACAACTGGCGGACGCCCCAAGACTGGCCAGACTCAACTGTGCTACGAAATTTACCATAACGCAAATACGTTTGATAAAATTCCTGAAACACAGGAATCTGTCCGGTCATCGCCATACCGCCAGTCCCTACCGCGTGCAGCCAACCCCGGAACATGGCAGGTTCCCAGTAGTTGTGGATGCACATAGTGTCCTTAGCAATGCCCCACTTCGGATGGCGAACCGTAATCCAACCAGACGGTTCAGGACCCACCCAGACAGGATGCGTCTGACAAAACTCAATCTCCTCGAACTGATAACACGGGTCCTCCACAGCCATGGTAAAACCCATGGCTCGAAACCACCCCCCCAGTCCGTTCATGAATTTCGTCAGATCACGAGACTCCATGAAAACCACACAATCATCACCATTGTTGGCTAACCGAATCTCAACCCGCCGGGAGGCCGCATAAGCATACAACATGCTACACATCAAAACACAATTGCCCAAAGACGTGTTCATATCGCCACTCATGCGCCCACCTTCTGTGACATAGGAGAGCTCGCCATCCGCTACCCACCCGGCACAACGATTACGTAGCTGCATGGCCAACAACCGGGCCAATCGCCTACGATCTCGGCGGCAAGGAAAACACAGAAGATAAACCATGTGTTCCCAACGCAGTGCCTCCACGCTCACATGCTGATCAAACCTACTGGCGTCCAGCCCGAGAGCGACAGGGTCACGAAAATGGTTCCACTTCTCCCACAAGACACGACCACTACGCGCGGCATTCATACCCTTGAAAACGGTGGGATGGCCGAACAAGTCGGCCAAAGAATCAAACACCCTCTCCTCGATGGGCCGCAAAAACCGGCCCACCTCAATATTGTACCTAGGGGAACGAGGACTAATCACCCTGGGTACTGGATCCGCCTTCCGAGTAAAATCAGTCTTCTCGTACTTGACGAAGACCTTCACATGCGCATCCTTAACGGTAAACTCCCTCTCAAAGAGCGACCGAAGGGCGTCATCGTACACCTTGCGCTTTCGGCCCCGGAATGTGTCGACAAAATCGGCACGCTTCAACGGGGCGGTCCGCGGCAACAATGGACTAAGACGTTTGAGCACCAGACCCAACTGTTGCTCAAAATGCCCAGGCAATGGCCTAGGGGGCTCAACAAACGCGTCACCCTCCTTGACATAAAAAACGCGTTCCTTCACCGCCCTCTCCAGCGTGTTAATATCGTTGTTGAAACCTCGGAGGTCCATGGGAGGAGAAATCCCAGAAACACGCACCATACGACGAGATTTCGGAAACCCCCAATACCTACGTACGCGCAAAACGGGGTGGTCAGGGGCTGAACTACGTTCACATCCCACCCCACGTACGGTAACGGGGCCTCCCTAACTGGGATTGGGGGCCCCAAAGGGCCACCAACCCCAAGACGCGCGGGATGAAGCCTTCTTCCTACGGCCAAAAGCACGCGTGGAATCAACCGCATTCATATCCTGCATCGCCCGGGAAGGCAAGAAACTAACGTACAGGGCTAAATCCACAATAGTGGCAGCATCCTTGGCACGCAAATCCTGCATCTCCCGAAGCTGATCGTGCATGAATTTCCGCGTAATCAAAAGATTGGCATCCGAACGCTCACGGAAACCAAATTTAAAATACGCTTCATCAGCCAGGGCAAAAGCCATGCGGTGCGCATTACGCGGCCTATAACGGTCGCGCCGCACCAACACACGGCCTGCTCCACCTGCTGCTTCAACACGATCCTCTTCAACAACTTCAGCCAAAGAAGGCTGAGCCTGCACATCATACGCACGTACCAGGTCTTTTGCACGACGTTCCCAATGGTTCACAAAAAGAGACAATATAAACTTATAGCAGACCCGTGCAACCGAAGCTAAGCGGAACTTCGGAGCATGACCAACAACAGGTATCGTCATATCCATTATAAACTACTGGTGCCACCTTTGGTGGCCGTCACATGGTACGACATGACCGGGGGGAGAACCAGACCCCCACTGGGCCCCTACAGCGGAGAGCAGTACATCCGCTGAACAAACATCCCAGGAAAAACCCCCCAAAACTAATGCGAGCCTGAGATGCCCGCCGCCGGGCCAACGACAACTGCACCGGTGGCCAAACACCACCGGGCCCCTCCATCACCATTGAGGGCATGCGCCCTCAATGGTGTTCCTCAATAAGGGGAGGAGGATATACCAACCACCCTTAGAGAAGAAACAAAAGCTTACCTGGAGG